AATTAATTTAACACCTCTTGCAGCAATCTTTAAACCACGTTCATCAGTAAACGCATTGATATCAATCAATGACTGTTCTAATGAAGTTTCGTTTAAGTCAGCAGCAGTTGCTAATTCATTTCTAAATGAACCAGCAATAGTAGGGTGAGCTTGATCCAATAAAGGAGAGCCATCACCACCTGGGTAAGAAGCCGAAAACGCATTATTAAGTACGTTAGCTGCTGTTACCTGCTTAGTGTTTGCCATAGATCTTGCTAAAGCTTTTGTATATCTAGACGCAAGTCTATCATACAAGTTATCTTCAATCGCTTCTTCAGTGATTGAGAAAGCAAGCGCTACAGTGTTATGTGTGTATCTAGCTGTGAAAGTTTCTTGAGCATTGTCAAAAGTCACTCCAGAACCTTCTGGCTTAACTTGAGCATTTGCGAAACCTGATAACATAACTTCTTCTTCAAAAGCTCTGTCAGAAGTTTCTACATCAAATATTTCAAGATGCTGATTTTCATAACGTTTGTACTCCAGGCCGAATAGTGCATTCAATCCTGGTTCTAGTTCTTTAACTAGTTGTCCTCTTGATATAGCCATATTCTTATACTCCTGTAGTTGTTAAGAACTGATGTTTGTTAATTCTAGTCACTAACACAACGTGTGATTGAGTAAGTAGATTATCACCAGTATCTTTTGTTGTACCAAGTACCTGTAGTTGAAGAGTGTTCGTTGTGTTCAACGTCGACGCATTCAATCTACTTCTAGATACGTAGTTTGCTGAGTCCCCAGCCAGATAAGTTATATTCGCATTTAAGAATACATCTGATTGAGAACCACCTGTTGTTTTATTAGATCTGATCTCAAATCTTTCATAAGGATCGTCACTTACGAATGCAACAATATCACTTGCTGCAACCGAAGGTACATAATTCCTCCATGTTGGTTTTTGAGTCGTTGGATCAGTATAGAAAGATCCGTTAAGTGAACCTAATAGTATGTCTGAAGCTGTCGCAACTGCTATAGTTCCAGTGTTTACTGCTTTCACAGCATCATTGAAATATATAATAGTTGGGCTTGAAGCCACTACGTATTCACTTAAACCTTGGTTATCTCTATTCTGACCAACTTTACCAATTGCGCGTAGACCAAAGCCTACTGAGCTTCTATTAGCCATAGTTTTTTCCTTGTTTAAGTTTATTTAATCGTTGGTATTACCAAAAAATTACTTTTTGTTCGTACCACCGAAAGTTACACGAGTCTGCCTATCACTATTGATCGGCATACTTTTGTGTTGATCCTTATACAAATCGTTTTCAATTGCTTCTTCACGAGCTTCTATTTGTTTTCTAAAATAAGCTTCGCGAGATTTTGCGATTTCTTCCGGTATCCTTGCCAACACAAGGCCACCAACTCCGATCACACCTGCGTATTTGCCGTCTTTAACACTTGGATATTCTGAGTTTGGATATTCGTCAGCTCTCACTAACTCCCATCCTGATCTCAATTTCCCTGACATGTTTTTAGTGTCGTCAAACCCTAAAACTTCAGTTCTTATCCAACGATGTCTAAAGCCTGCTGGCGCTGGCGGTGCATCTAAAGATGATGGTGGAGTCCAAGTTGTAGGTCTCTTTTCAGCAGTCCTAGTTTGGCTCGCACGTGGGGTCTTAATGTTTTCTTTTGTCATATGCCTATACCTCCTTCGTGATATTTAATTGTTTCGCATATTCTTCCAATGGCACTCCTAATTTTTTGGCGATAGCAACTTGAGAAGGGGTGAGTCTCACAGTTTTGCGACCAGTCTTTGTACTTCGCTTCGCCGAAGCTACTGTTTGTACTGGTTTGGTCGATTCCGTAGTTGCATTATTAACAAATTTATGGGGAAACTCAAGTCTTATTCTTTTATCAATTTCCGCATAATATTCTTCACTTTGAGCATCATATCCTTCTTCATCTATAAGGGTTTTATGAATGTCAAACGCCGTATAAGTCATAGCTTTATCAGAGCCAAACCATCTGTTTTTAGATGCCCAAGCTTCCGCTTTAGGATCTGCAGTTGTTTGTCTTTCCGGTACTCTAACATCAGCTATTCTTTTTGGTTCTTCTTTTGCAAGATTTTCTGATGCAGATTTTAATTCTTGTAATCTTCCATCCTCATAACCTAATCTTGCGATTTCTTTTTGAACCTCTATTTCAGCACCTACATCATTAGCTTCTCTAGCTACTAGTAACTTAGATTTTGCAGCTTCTAATGCAGATACAATTTTAGCTTCTCTATCTTTAAGTGATACATTTTCTAATGTACTAAACCTTTTAGTTAAAGCTTCTTTTTCTGCTTTAACAGATTGAGCATAGTTCAAAGCTTCTTCTCTTTGACGTTCTGCTTCTCTCATTTTTTTAGTTAGTTTAGCAATTCTTCTTTGCACACTTTCACTATAGTCTTCTAATTCGTCTTTCTTAACGTCGCTCTTGTCACCTGTTTCCTGCTTCATGTCGCTGGCATCAGGGGCTTTTGCTTTTGGTTCTTCTTTTACTTCTCTAACAGTTTCTTCTTTTACTTCAAACTCAGGTTCTGGTTTTGTTGTCTCTTCTAATTCAACATCAACCTCTGGTCCTGAAGTATCTATATCAACTGTCTTTGCGTTTTTATCTTCTGGCATAGTTTCCTCCTATGTTTATATATAGTGAAGTACATCTTCGGGATTTTTAATTGTCCCTAAAACTTCATCGTCATTTAATAGACGAACTTCACCGCCTTCGATTGGAAGTCGTGATCCCGCGTAACGCGCGAAAATAACCCAATCTTTTTCTTTGCACCATGGGCCTGTTGGATATTTTTCTTTATCCAAATAAGCTAATGGTCCAATCTTTAAAACATAACCGCAATTAGTTGCGATTCGTGCTTTATCTAAAGATTCCTGTGATATAATTAATCCACCTGCAGTTTTATCTTTTGGTGTAAATGGTAATACTAATAATCTCCAACCACTTGGTGTTGGTAAACTATCAATTAAAGATTCAGTAACATTTTCTGCTCTTACTGTTTTATCTTCTACTTTTTTATTTTCTTCTTTATACTTTTCTTCAAGACCTAGGTTTATCTTTGGTACTTCCTTTTCCGAGGTCGATAACGTTTCCTTTATCATCTTTTTTTGCTCCTTCGTTTAGCAGGTTAGAGATTTCCTGAATTATTGTTTGGTAGGCATTAGCCTGTCCTTGCATATACTTGTATTTTTCCATACTGTCAACTGCCCCAGATATCATTGAATCACCAATATTTTGATAAGATTCTTTAATAAATTTTTGCAATTTAGTTATAAAAGTTACAGCATCCATAGTCTTTCTCCTTTGTTGGTTATATTAACAGTTCCACTTTCTAAGTGACTTATTAATTCTTGAATTCGGATCTCTTGCAGTTTTTGCAGATGTTAATCTTTTCTTCATTCCGCTCATACGCGCGCAGAACGATTTTCTTCTATTAGCAGCTTTAGATCCTTTTTTTAATTTACTTGGTTTAGTAGTTACTGCCATTGATAATTTAGAACCTGGATTAGCACGTCTATAAGATGCAATACCTTTTCTATTTAATCCACCAGATTCTGATTTACCTTCTTTGCGTTGCCATGCAGGTGTTGATCCACCTTTTGCAAGCATTGCTCTACCATGTCCTCTTAATGAAATATCGCCCATTAGAATTCTTTTGTAACTTTTACTCTATCCGGCATAATAGCTCCACATCCTCTAGCCACTCCACCTTTTGCCATCTTTTTTCTTTTTTTAGGAAAGCCAGCTTTCATATTTGCATATGCTTTTGGTGATATAGTAGATTCAGATTTAGGTCTTGATATACCTAATCTTTTTCTTCTGTTAATGTTTGCCCAAAGTCCTTGTTTAACCATTATTTTTTTTTCGACTTTCCAGCTTCTGAAAGAGCAATAGCAATTGCTTGTTTTCTAGATTTTACAACTGGACCTTTTTTACTTCCAGAATGTAATTTGCCTTTTTTAAATTTTCTCATAGCTGTTGTTACAGTTTCTTGACTTTTAGTCATTCCACCTTTTTTAAAAACACCTCTTCCTTTTAAAACATCAGCTCTAGTAACTTTACCATCACCTGTTAAATCTGGAAATGCTTTTCCACCTTCTTTAAAACTTTGTCTTATAACTTTAGCAATACCATTGCCTCTCATTTGTTTTCCAAGACCAGACATTATCTTTTACCTTTTTTCATTGCTCTGCCTTTTTTGTCTTTTGACATTTTAGCAGTTAGCATATCAGCTTTTCCACCTTTTTTAAGTTTTGCTCTTGGTCTTATTGAATAATCGTTTCTCATTTTTTCTCCTATCCGTTTTCTTGTTCTTTGTTTGCCGGTCTATTTGCCATAGTGCGTGCCACCGATTCTGCACTTCTTCCAACTACATAACCACCTAGACCTATTTGTAATAGTGTCCATACATCTCCTGGGAGAGTTATGGTTATAGAAGCTTTAAAAAAGAATAATATAACAGGTCCTAATACATAATTCCATACTAAGATAAATATTAATACATACATTAAAAGCGGTCTCCAAGATGATGCAAACCAACCAGCTTTTGCTTCTGCTTCAACTATTTTAGCTGCAGCTTGTAATTCAGCAGTATTAGATTGTAATAATTGAGTTTGTAATTGTGCTTTTAATTTTTCTTGTAAATCTTTATCAGGAACTGACTTTTCAATTGTATTAAATAGGATCTTTGCAAGAGGTGCAACAGCTCCTAACATTTGAATCATGGTTTAGTACCAAGTTGCAGTTCTTTTTTTCTCTGGAAGAATGCTACCTTGTCCTTGAACTTCTTGAGTTTGAGATTCAGAGTTGCTAGACATCTCAACATCTACTCCGCCAACAAGATAACCTTGAGCATCAGTATATTTTGAGTGGTTAACATCAACTTTAGCTTTAGAATCTTTAGTAAAAGTTCTAGTTGCGTTAGCTAATTTTTCATTTTGTTTTTTCATAACCATTTTATACCTTTTTTTTATTGTTTTTAAAACTTAATTTTCAGTTTTTTTCAATTTTGCTGCCAAAATTGTCTTTTCTAGCGAAGTGTTAGCTCTTAATTTAGCTAAATCATCGTTTTGTCTCAGTTTATCATCTTGTGTAGACTGATTCATCATAGTTTTCATCTTATCAAGGTTTA